AGTCCCTGACCTGTTAGCTTGGTCATGATTTCCAGGGATCATGTAGGTAAAGATGGCACCCGAGGACCGCTGCATGATGAGGTTGTGTACCCCGTTGAAGGTGTCCACGTCGATACTCTTTCGTCGGTCAAACAAATCGCCACCGAACACCACCGCAGTATAGTCCTGCTCATCTAGTAGTGATTCAGCGTGGTCATATACCTGAGTGATTACACCCAACGCATCATCTACACGACTGTTTCGACCGTGCTCGGTAACGACACCATTCTTGAATGGGTGGGCATGTAGGTCTGAATAAACAACTATCTTCATGATTATGTAAGCTCTTTTATAATGCCTATTGCAACCCCAATAATGAAAACGGTGATTGCAATATAGATTGCCAATTGGATTTCAGATTTCGGTGCTTTCATTCCCAAAAAATTCTTCGCTATTACCTTCGTGCACAATCTTACTTGTGTTCCCAATTGAAAACTTATTTACCTCAGCCTTGAGCAACTCCTCAAACTTCTGCTCAGTGTCTTCAGTAAACACTTTGTGTTGAATCTGCATGGGGATGTCACTGTTCTTTGCATAAGTGTAAGACTGTTGAAGTCCCACCTTGATGCTATTGAAATTCCCTAGGTTTACCGTTCTCTCTACGTGGAAAGAGACTGACTCCACACTTGATTCAATCAAAACTTCTCTACGTTTTAGTCCCATCAGCATCTCCAAATAAATCTTGGCGTATTGTATCTTCTAATTTAGTTTTTATATCTTTGTTTTCACTGAGGTATTTGACTACAGATTCTTTCCCTTGTCCTATCTTAGTTCCCTCATACGAGAACCAGGAACCTGACTTATCAATCAGTCCATAGCTCGTGGCAATGTCGATCAAGTCTCCCTCTGCATCGATCCCTTTCCCAAAGATGATGTCGAACTGACACTCTTTGTGGGGAGATGAGAGTTTGTTCTTGGTCACTTTGACTTTGACTCGGTTCCCGATGATCTCCTCTTTATGTTTCACAGAGGACACTCGACGCACGTCCACTCGCACAGAGCAATAGAACTTCAAGGCACGACCACCAGGGACTGTCTCATTGGAACCCCAAGTGACCCCCACCTTCTCACGGATCTGATTGATAAAGATGAGACAGGTATTGGTCTTGCTAATGATAGCAGTGAGTTTTCTGAGAGCTTTGCTCATCATCCTCGCTTGCAAACCCACCTGCATCTTCTCCATGTCCGCTTCAATCTCTGCGCGGGGAGTAAGAGCAGCCACAGAATCAATGACAATGAGATCTACAACGTCAGCCTTAACAATCTCTTCGGCAATGTTCAGGGCCTGCTCTCCGTAGTCTGGCTGTGCAAAGAGAAGAGACTCTACATCTACTCCCACGTTCATTGCATACTGAAGATCCATAGCGTGCTCAGCATCAATAAACGCAGCCACTCCTCCTGCCTTTTGGCACTCCGCTATAGCATGGAGGGTGAGTGTGCTCTTCCCCGCTGAAGCAGGACCATACACTTCAGAAATGCGTCCCCGAGGGTACCCACCGATGCCTAAAGCATAGTCCAACCCGAGAGAGCCAGAAGAGATGCTACTTACGCGCTTAATGGAAGCTTGATCCATCTGAATCAACGCACCCTCTCCATACTTCTTGGAAATAGAAGAGATCAAACTAGAAAGACCAGATTGTCTCTCAGGATGTGGCGCTTTTGCTTTTACCTTAGTCACTTCCTTTTCCTTTACAGGAGGAGGTTCTTCCTCCACTTCCTTTTCCTTTACAGGAGGAGGGGGTAACGCAGGCACCGAAGACTCTTTTCCATCTCGACGCAAGCGGACAGTCCGCCCCACGGGCAGTGGGGCTTCGGACTTCTTAGCTTTAGGGGGAGACAAACGCATTAGTTAGCTCCCTGTTTCCCATCGATTGCAGCCTGAAGTTTCTCTTTGATTGCATCGATACTTTCATTTTCTTTCTCGCCTGTATCCTCATCGAGAACAGAATCCCAATCATCTTCTTTAGTCTCTACAGCAGGTGCACTGTCTCCATTAGACTTAGACGGAGAAACAAAATCGTCCTGCTGCTCTACGACTGCTGGGGGATCAGCATCTTCATACGACACGGGAGCGGAGGTGGTAGAGGTAGAAGCTTCAAGACTTCCCGCAGTTGGAGGAGGAGGAAGCGCCCCAGCCCTAGCTTTTCCTGAACGATAATCCAGAGTGCCCTCAAAGATTCCCTGCTGCACTTCATACTCATGAAGGGTCAGAGGAAACACTTCATCCAAGTCATGTAGAATCTCTAGAGCTTGGGGGTGCGCCAGGGGGGTGGAGTTTCCACGCAGCTTAACCTCATGGCGCGTATAAGACTGACGGTCATCAGACTTCCCAACGATCTCCGAGATCACTCGGATGTCACGACCGGTTTCGGGGTGCGCGATGTCGCCCCACTCATCTCGACGCTTGTAATAGTACGCCAGGTTTCTAAAGACTGACTGCGAGTACTGCCACACCTGTACTTTAGGTGTGCCATCCTCACTGACTGGATCGTTTACGTCCAACACGTTACTGATGTAACTCACGCCTGCCTTCATGCGGCGAGCCAAGTCCACCTTACGGGGATCACCAGAGTTATAATATTCGTTGACCACCTCGCAGTAGTAGCAAGGCTCCCCACTATGCTTCCAAGCACACAGTTGGGGAGGAGTCTTCCCTACGCCGATGGGGATACCCCAGTGTTGTACACGCACAATGTGCGGAGTCCCTTTAGCGGGGGACATCAACAGACGCAGTGTACGCTCTTCGCCTGGTTGAATTTTGATACGAGGAAGCCGTGCTCTCTTTCCAAATTTCTCTTCGTCTTGAATTACATCGTCTACATTGATTACAAAATCCATTTTCTATCTCCTAAAAAAATTCTCGGTCTTGGGTATCCAAAGATCGTTTTTCCATAAATGATTTTCTATGATCTGCGCCTGCGTTGATCAGTGCCTGGAGCTTATGATCCAGCGAGCCACACGCAGCCTTCACCAGTCGCTTGCTTTCTTGACAGTCAATTAGTCTGTGTTTTGCTTTTTTATATTCGCTCTTCGTGATCACCTCATTCTCCACCATCTTTTCTGTTACTCGTCCCTTGTCTGCTAGGTCTAGACGAACTTCCTTGTCCAACTTCGCGTGTAAAACTGCAAGATCAAATTCAGATTTATTACAGTTGGCCTCTGCCTCTGCGAACAGGTATCCATACGACGCAGCAAGCTCAGCTTGCCGTTGAAACTCACCATCCAAATCAGATCGATCAATAGACATGTCTCGTGCCGGGTCCAGGGTTTCTACCGACGACTGCTTTACAGTGTGGATCTTCTCAATGATTCTAACTAAAGACTGATCACCCATATCTTATAACCCCACCTTCGAGCCCCAAGACTCCTCGCTATATTGGATGTCGGCAATGATAGGCACCCTGAAATCCCAGTCTTCAAACATTCGTTTGACTGTTCCCAAGTGATGGATCTCATCCTTGTGCCAATAGAACACCACCTCGTCATGAATGTTCATGATCATTTCAGACTTCTTGTCCGCAAGGAAATCGCGTACTCGTGTGATGATTATCTTAAACATATCTGCACAAGAGTTGTGCTGATAGAATCCCCTAGCCAGATATGCATGGTCGTTCCCTTCTAGTTCTATGTCTAACATTTCTATTTCGTATCCTAAATCTTTTACTTCTATAACTGTCGCCCACCGTGATGTTAGTAGGTCTGAAAAGTTGTATCTCTCTTTTGAAGCTGGTAACTTATCTAGTATTTTTCTTATTTTATCTTTGCGTCCATATCCTTTTTTGATCATCTGCGAAACAAAAGATTGATCAGGAGGAGTGAACTGCTGATGCTTTCTATTTGTTTTATATTCTTGTGACCCCCGGATGAATAACCCAATGTCTTTGACAAGAGCATTAGGAAGAGCAGCGTTCTCTTCAGCGTCCACTCGATCTAACAGAACAAAAGTGTAAGCATCACGCGTCCCGATGACCGATTTGAAAAGAGATAAATCGCTTCCCAGTATCCTAACGAGAAACTTTCTTCCTTGCCGTTCTCCCTTGCGTCTGTGGACGGTAGCACCAATACCTAAAGACGTCAATAGGAGTTGTAAACTATTCGCATAGGCATACGTAGGGCACTTGATATACACTTGCTTCTCAGCAAAGTAGGCTCCGCCACAAAAGATTCCTCGTACAAATGCTGCCTTCCCCTGACGCGATAGACATAAAGTCCAGGGGGGAAGATCTTTGGTGCCCAAGGTGATAGCCGAAAGCCCCCAGTCTTCAAAGACCTTCTTTACCTCGGCATCATCTGTAGAGATACAGTGAAGAGGCCCGGTATGATAATCTCCATTGATCTTGAGGGACCACTTTCCAGGCCACCGTTTGGCAAGGTAATCTGTCGCCCACAATAGGTAACCTTCCCGATTAACGGGGACCATAAAAGACAGACGCTCCACATCATCAACGGGATAGTTACCTGACTGACAAAAGATTCCACATAGTTCTAGGTCAGCGGTGGAGAGGCCAGCGTTATTTTTATAGCCCCCTGACTCCAACACGCCACACAAGACTTCGTCACCCTTCTTCAAATCTCGGCAGTCGCGCAGCCCAATGTCCTGGTCCTTGTACACAAAGAACTTATGGTCTGCGCTGTTAAGGGTAGTCCCGAAGCTTGTCTCCACTGAGTACACTGAGTGTTTTCCACATTCGAAGATACGATATTGATTAGTGTAACCAGTAAACGTCTTAAGGCATTCGCCGTCTATGTCTTGGATGGGAATATATCCCTGGTCCGTAAGGATGGGAGTCTCCGGGTGTTGACATCCTTGGATGATGCAGTTGACTGCCTGTCGATACCCGCGCTCGCGCTTCCAGTCTTCCAGGTCTGGGTCTAATAGATTATCTAATCGTCGCACTCTACCGAAGTAATTGGTGATGTAGCCCTGCTTCTTCGCCAATCGTTGGTACTTATTTATAAAGGTGGCTACCCCAGAGTACCGTTCGAGGTATGTCTCTATGTATTGTTTCGCTTCTTCAAAAGAGATCCCCAACGTCTCGGAGAGTTTGTTCGGACCAATCCCATAGATGATTCCAAAGTTAATTGGCTTAGCAATCGTGCGTTGATCTTTGGTAACGGCACCGATGTCTATCCCAAATATCTCCGCCGCTGTGCGACTGTGAATGTCTTCCTCGGTGGCATAAGCATGAATAAGGATGGGGTCTTTAGAAAAGTGAGCAGTAATCCGCAGTTCTATTTGAGAAAGGTCGATGAAGATCATCAAGTAGTCACTGCTAGGAGGCACAAAGGCCCGTCGTATATCGATGTCTCCTACTCCCCGTGGGATGACCTGTAGGCTGGGGTCTTTACAGGTGATACGACCCGTCACTGCGACTGCCTGTTTATAACTGCAGTGGATGCGTCCTTGCTCGTCACAATAGGTAGGAAGAGGGTCTGCGTAAGTTCCCTTGAGCTTTGACTTCGCCCTAAAATCTAAAATCTTTTGTATAAACGGGAACCTGCCAGAGATTGTCCGCAGAGAAACCACATCTGTGGACATTTCTCCTGCCGGAGTAGTGCGATGGGTATGAATTCCCTTCTTCTTGAGGACATCCCGTAACTGTTTAGGACTGGCGAGATCAAAGTTCTCATCAGCCAACTCCCACACCTCTTTCTGTAATAACTCGATCTCTTTACCTAATTTATGAGAGATGTCGTTGAGTACAGAGACGTCTATGGTGACGCCATTACGTTCCATAATATAAAGAGCATCTAGTGTATCTAGCTCTCGCTCATAGACCTTCCACAACTCTGGGTCTTCATCCAAGAGTTTCCTAAAGATAAAATACAACTGGAAGGTATAAAGGGTGTCTCGACAAGCGTACTCCACCATGATGTCAATGGGAATGTACTCATAACCAAACTCTCGAAGCTTGAGCTTGAGCTTACGTCCCAACTTCCTACGGAAATCCCCAATGAGTTTTTCATAGTCCTTGGCATTAGGATCTAAGTGCTTGACCGCTAACTCTTTGAGAGAGTGGGACTCGTTTTCGTTGAGGATGTAATGCATGAGCATGGTGTCATGCACTTCACCTTTCAAGTAGATCCCTTCCATCTCTAACTTCTGCCGGTCGAACTTATAATTATGAAAGACATACTTACAGTCAGGCAGATTGAATATGTAACTGAGCCCATCAATAAACAGATCAATGTTGGGTTGAAACTCTTCGGTGGCATGGCGAAAGGGGATGTAGTAATTGTCCGACTCACTAAAGGTAAAAGAGATCCCAATGAGTTGGTGCTCCCAGCGTAGCCCTTCTGTCTCAGTGTCCACTCCCATGACAGGAGGCTTCGTGCGCTCTATCTTTTCCAGAACCTCTAGGAAATCTTGGACGTTATTGATGAGGTGGTAGCGAGTGGGGTCTGGGGTAAAGTCATACGTGCCACGCACCTCATCAATGATTTGTTGTCTGGTTTTCTTTCTCTTATTTTTTCCCCTTGTTCGAGTGGTAGGCTGCTGCTTCTGCGTTTTTGGCACTGTGTCTAAGGGATCTTGTTCTAAGGGCATTGCTGATTTTCTCCCGCGTATTTAAATTTTTAACCGCTGGAATAGAAGGGCGCTTACTCATAATTGACGAACACGTTTCACACGTCACGACATCGTCATAGCGTCGAACCACTACGTCGAGAGCTAACTCACTACATTCATTACAAAAATAATCAAAGATTGGCATTTTATACTTCCACGTATGACAGGAACTTTTTGAGCCTGTCCATTGAACTAATTTGTACCACCCACATCAGATAATCTGGGAAGCACATGCTCTCATACTCGTACACTTTCCGACATCTAAAGCTGGCATCAGGCAACGCCTCTGCAAGCTTGTCTGTGATGTACACGAGGATGCTCTTCTTTCTAGTAGTAGAAATC